GCAGGCTGCATACCTATAATGCTCACCTGCCCTAGTAAAATCTGACATAATAAAAGCATCACTGGTGGCCGACAACACCTAACACCAAAGGACTGAAAATGGCCACCAGCACTACCACCTATCTCACCAATCCAACAGTGACCCTCAACCCTGCTACAGGTGGCTCCGTTGTTGATCTAACAACGCTCTGCTCATCTGCCACACTTACTGTGGGCTATGACTCGCTTGAGTCCACCAGCTTTGGCGATGCAGGCCATGTCTTTGTAAAAGGCTTGCAGGCCGTAGAGGTCACTCTTACGCTTTACGCTGCATACGGTGCATCATCTGTTGAGGCCACCCTTTTCGCTGCAACAGGCACAGGTACCTCGGTGCTTGTACTTTCTCCTGCTGGCGCTACCGAGTCAGCGTCTAACCCTGAGTACACCATCACCAATGCAATGTTGTCATCGTTTACACCAATCACAGGCTCCTACGGTGAGCTCTCAATGATTGAGGTAACTTTCACCGGTGGCACATTCGCACGCGACATTACATCGCCCTAAACCCTAAATAGAAAGCAGACCCGACATGCAACTAACCATGCTCGTAAACATCGGCTCGGGTGACTACACAGTCACAACGAACCTCTACACCATCGTTATGTGGGAGCGCAAATACAAGCGCAAAATCAGCCAAATACAAGATGGTGGCCTCGGTATTGAGGACTTGGCATACATGGCTCACGAGGCAAGCAAACAGCAAGGTGCAGTGACTGTGCCTCTAATGCTTGACGATTTCATCAAGCAGCTGGTCAATCTTGAGGTGATCGAGCAACCAGATGCAAACCCTACCGAGGTGGCACCTACCGACATTCTCTAGCAACACTGCTAGTCGAGTGTGGCTGGTGGCCACCACAAATAGAGTTTGATGTACCCGACCTCAACACCTGCATTAGTATTATCAATGAGCAGAGGAAAAAGGCCAAATGAGCGTTACAGCAAGCACCGAGATTTATGGCCTGAAGGCAGCGCTGGCTGAACTGCAAAAGATTGACAACAAAACCAAGTTCAAAGCTGTAAACCAGATCAAGGCCAGTGGTGCCGAGATGGTTAGTCGGGTCTCAATGACTTACCCTGCACAACCACCCCTATCAGGTATGGCACCGTCTAAGAAGGGCACAGGTCGCCTCTCGTATGACCCTAAGAAAGTGCGCAAGGGTGTAACCATTCAGGTGGGTGGGCGTAGCCAGCGTGGCTCATCGCCTCTTGTGACCTTGCTACAAAAAGACGCTGCCGGTGCAATCTTTGATATGGCAGGGTTGCGTGGCGACTCTGGCCAATTCTCTGCGTACCTCACCAATGCTTACGGCCCTGCCCAGCGTGGCATGTGGCGTGAGCGTGAATACATCTATGGCCAAGCCACTAAAGACATTTTGCAAGCCATTGAGCAAGTACTCAATCAGGTGAACAGGACACTCGGCTAATGGCTGTTTACATTCCCATCGTTTCGGAGTTCAACTCTAAAGGCATTGACAAAGCCATCAAGGAGTTCAACAGCCTCGAGACCGTAGGCGCTAAAGCCAATTTTGCCCTCAAGAAAGCAGCGCTACCTGCAGCTGCAGCTGTGGCTGGTTTAGCTGTTGCCCTCGGTGACGCAACAAAGGCAGCAATCGAGGACGATGCAGCACAGCAAGAATTAGCGCGTCAGCTCACAGCCACCACAGGTGCTAACGCTGCACAAATTGCCAGTGTTGAGGATTGGGTATCTGCACAAGGCAAATTATTAGGCATCACGGACGATGAATTACGCCCTGCTTTGGCTGGCCTTGTTCGCGCTACAGGCTCGGTCAGTGAAGCGCAAAAACTAGCAACGGCTGCTATGGATCTCGCTGCCCAAAAAGGCGTGCCATTGGCCTCAGTAACCAAAACTTTGGAACGGGCTTACGGTGGAAATCTCAAGGCTCTAGCCAAATTGGCACCCGAGTATCGACAGATGATTGAGGACGGTGCATCGTTTGAGGATGTCATGTATGCCATTGGCACAGCCACAGGTGGTGCTGCATCGACAGCTGCGAACACTGCCCAGGGGCAATTCAAACGACTAAGTGTCAGCCTGCAAGAAACCAAAGAGTCAATCGGTGCTGCACTCATGCCAGCAATCCAGGCTGTACTGCCGGTATTGGCTGCGCTAGGCAATTTTGCTAGTGAGAACACCACAGCATTCTTGGCAGTGGCTGGTGTCATCGGCACGCTCGCTGGCATCATTCTCGCGTACAACGCCTACCTGAAATTGCAGGCTGCATACACCATTGCAGCGACAGTTGCTCAGGCTGCTTTCAACCTGGTCATGTCTGCAAACCCCATCGCACTTATCGTTATTGCCATTGCTGCTTTGATTGCTGGGCTGGTGCTGGCCTACAAAAAGTTTGAAGGCTTTCGCAACATTGTCGACAGCATTTTTAGTGTGATCAATACCGTGGTCACTTCTAGCATTGGCGTAATCAAAAGCTACTTTGAAACTCTGCTTGGCTTCTATAAGGGCATTTTTAACGGCATCGCTACCCTTTGGAATAACACCATCGGCAAACTTTCGTTCAAGGTTCCTAGCTGGGTGCCTGGCCTCGGTGGCAAGGGCTTTGATGTTCCTAACATTCCAATGCTCGCTGAGGGTGGCATCGTCACGAGCGCGACCCTAGCCATGATTGGTGAGAAAGGCCCAGAGGCTGTAATCCCATTAGATCGTATGGGGCAGATGGGTGGTGGCACAACTGTCAACATCAACGTCAACGGTGGCGACCCTCAATCCGTCGTAAACGCTCTACGCACCTACATGCGCCAAAACGGTTCTGTTCCTATTCGTGTGAGCAACATTTTCTAGTTATGGCTTTGCAGACCTACACGGTGTATTACTCGACAGACCCTGTCGGTGTCGGCTGGACTGCCCTAACCAACGTGCAAAACATTCAGTTCAGCATTGGTAGGCAGGCACAGTTAGATCAGGTCAAGTCGGGTGTCGGCACAATTGAGATGCGCTACCCAACAGGCTATGCGTCACCTATCACGGCGTTAGTTGCTGGTACATACATCAAAATAGAAAACACCACTGGTGTGGGAACGCCACGCATTATTTGGGTTGGTTTCGTTTCTGACGTTACGGCGCAATATGGCATTCCCTATGCCGGTGGTGTCGGTCAGGGCGATTATCTGACCATCACCGTTGAGGGTGGTTTTGCTCGCTTTGGCCGTATGCAGGGCAACAACTACGCAATGGCAGCCGACACGGTTGCTAACCAATTGACAGCTGCAAACACACAGACAGGGCTAACGCTTTCGTGGACTGGCACCACTGGATCACCAGCGATGGCTGCAACCACGGTCAGTAGCACTTGGGGCGACTGGGTCGCAAGAGTCTGCCAGACCACCAATGCACGCATTAGGGAGTTTGGCAATGCCACAACCCTTGTGAGTCCGTTCAACTCGAATGTAAGCACAATTAACTTTTCTGATGTGGCTAATAACTCGACTAATCAGGTGTATAGCAAAATCAACTTTGACAGCCTTGCCGACAATTTCTATACACAGGTGACGGTGACTCCTGAATCGTATGGTGCTGCGACGGTGACGAAGGCTGGCGCTGCAGTGCCGTATCGGGCATACCAGACAAACACGTTGAATGCCAGCAACAGTCAAGCCACTGACTACGCCAACTACCTGCTGGGCAACTATGGCACTGCTCGTTTTGCTATTAGTTCTTTTACTTGTATTGCTGAGGCGCAGGCTGATTTTCAGTTAGACGTAATTGGTGCTTCTAGTTCAATTATTTTGTCGGCTGGTACACAGGTGGCTGTGACTTTCCGTGGCACTACTTACCAGTGTTTGATTGAAGGTGTGAGTGTGACTGCTACCCCTGCCGGTGCTTCATACACTTATTACGTGTCGGGTGCCGACCTCAACGCTTACCTGATACTTGATAACACGACTTTCGGCACGCTTGATTACAACAGATTAGGATACTAAACATGGCTACACCACCAGACTTCACCACCGGACAGGTGCTTACTGCAGCGCAAATGAACGCCATTGGTTTATGGGAAGTCACCACTCTTACAATTACTAATGCCACTAGTGGTTTTACAGATACTGCTTTCACATCTGATTACAAGAACTATCGCATCGTAGGAACTTTCAGCAGCACTACAGCAATCAACTTAGCCATGACCTTGCGCAACTCAGGTGGCGATGTCACTCTTACCAACTACAAATACATGGACGCCCTAGTGACTTATGGAGTCACTTCTTGGACAGTTGCAGGTAGCACAACTGCAGCCA